TCACCTACGAGAGGGCACGATAAATCTACTCGTATGCACTCTGTAGCACCTATTTTTGAGTCTGAGCTAGTTTATGCACCACAACGTAAGTTTGCAGAAGAGATGATCGAAGAGTGTGCATCATTTCCTTTTGGTAAAAACGATGATTTATGTGATACTATGACTCAAGCTCTCATGAGATTTAGAGAGGGTGGTTTAGTTTCGCTTGAAGATGATTATTCTGATCAAGAGAAAGCACCAGTTAGAAGGGTATATTATTAATGGCAATAGAAAAACAAATTAATCCAACCGTACTCAACGAAGAAAATCAAGTTCCATTAGGTGATGAAGGCATGGAGATAGCTTTAGCAGCTATTGAAGATGCTAGAGAAGAGGATTTCATCATGCAAGAAGATGGCAGTGCAGTGTTAGAATCTAGCTTGCAAGAGGCTACCGAAACAGGTTTTGATGAAAACTTAGCAGAGTCTATGGAAGAATCAGAACTTATGCAGATAGCTAATGAGCTAGTAGACGGCATAGAAAAAGACAAAGCATCACGCGAAGACTGGGAAAGAACTTATACAGATGGTCTTAAATATTTAGGTATGAAGTTTGACGATGAAAGATCTGAACCTTTTGAAGGTGCATCTGGTGTCATACATCCACTTCTGGGTGAAGCAGTAACTACATTTCAAGCACAAGCCTACAAAGAATTATTACCTTCTGGTGGACCTGTAAAAACACAAGTGGTTGGTAAGTACGACACAGCAGTAGAAGAACAAGCACAAAGAGTATCTGAGTTTATGAACTATCAAATTGTGCATGTTATGGAAGAGTTTGATGAAGAATTAGATCAAATGCTATTTTACTTGCCTTTAGCTGGATCAGCCTTCAAAAAAGTATACTACGATGAAAGTTTAGGTAGAGCTGTTTCTAAGTTTGTAGCACCCGAAGATTTAATTGTACCGTATTACACCACAGACCTAGAAACTTGCCCTCGTATTACTAACGTGGTCAAAATGCCTGAGAACGAAGTAAAAAAACTACAGGCTATGGGTTTTTATCGCAAAGTAGATATAAATTACAGCGATGATATAACCAACGCATCAGATGTAAAAGAAGAGATAGATAAATTATCGGGCATTGAAGCAGCGTATGATACTGGCGAAGTATCAATATTATACGAGGTTCATTGTAATTTAGAGCTAAATGGCTTTGAAGATACGGACGAAGATGGTGAAATGACTGGTGTTAAACTGCCCTATATCGTTACTATCGATGCTAACGCTAACGAAATACTTTCTATACGTAGAAACTTTGCACAAGATGATCCGTTAAAAAATAAAATAGAATACTTTGTGCATTTCAAGTTTTTACCAGGACTAGGATTCTATGGGTTTGGTTTAACGCACATGATTGGTGGTTTATCTAAAGCTTCAACCAGTATTCTTAGACAATTAATTGACGCAGGTACTTTAGCAAACTTGCCTGCTGGGTTTAAAACACGAGGTATTAGGATTCGTGATGAAGACACACCAATACAACCAGGAGAGTTTAGAGATGTTGATGCTCCAGGTGGATCTCTTAGAGAATCCATCCAACCATTACCATTTAAAGAACCTAGTGGCACTTTATTAAATTTACTTGGTATATTGGTAGATGGTGGTAAAAAGTTTGCTTCTATTGCTGAAATAAATACAGGGCAAGGTAATCCAAATGCTCCTGTAGGCACGACACTTGCATTGTTAGAACGATCAACAAAAGTATTATCAGCGATACATAAAAGATTACATAATTCACAGAAGAAAGAGTTTAAATTATTAGCTCAAGTATTTAAAGAATATTTACCACCAGAATATCCTTATGCAGTTGCCAATGGCAATACAACTATAAAATTAACTGACTTTGATGACAATATTGATATATTCCCCGTATCAAACCCTGACATATTTAGTCAATCTCAGCGTATTGCCATGGCTCAAGAAATGATGGCATTAGTGCAATCTAACCCACAGGTGCATGGTCCTAATGGTATTTATGAATCTTACAAAAGAATGTATGCAGCAATAGGTGTGGATAATGTAGAACAAATACTCACACCACCGCCTCCAACAGATCCTAGGCCTTTAGAGGCAGGTTTTGAAAATAACAAGCTTTTATTAGGACAACAGGCACAAGCGTTTGGTCAGCAAAATCATGATGCGCATATAGCTACGCATATTGCTTTGTTAAAAACACCGCCCGTGCAAATGAACGCACAGGTGCAAGCCTTAATACATTCACATATTATGCAACATCTACAGATGAAAGCAGATGTCTTAGGCGAACAACAAATGCCACCAGATGTTTTACAACAGTTTCAGCAAATACAACAACAAGCTCAACAAGCTAATCCAGCAGAAGCAGAGCAGTTGGTACAACAAGCTGGCGATATACTGGCACAGTTTTCTGCACCAATTATGGCTCAACTTATTACTGAATATAGTCAAAACGTAGCAGATCCTAGTGATGAAGATCCTTTAGTGGCTATAAGAAAACAAGAGTTAGCTTTAAAAGGACAAGAGCTGTCGCTTGAGCAACAACAATTCTTACAAGAAGAACAACGTAAGTCACAAGATGCACAACGAAGAATTAATGTTGATAAAGAAAGAATAGAAAGCATGGAAGACATAGCCGAATTACGTGATCAAACAGCTAGAGCAAGACTAGAACAACAAGCAAGATTTAAAATGATGGATATGGAAAACAAAAAATAAAACTTGCAAATTTAAAAAACACACATAATAATAAGGCTCATGATTAAAAGAACAGAAATAAGTCAACAGAAAACCCCAAAAGTATTAAAAAATAAAAATGGCTATAGTAATAAAGGCAACGTGTCTTTAAAAACTAACGAAGGCACATTTGATACTAATACTACTCCAAAGCCTGGTATGGGCAAAGGCAAAGCCAGAGGAATGGGCATAGCCGAGTTTGGTGGTAAGTTTTCTGGTATTTATTAATGGACTCGATTTGGCTTGCTAAAAAATTTATAAAAGAAATAGAAGCTAGAAGAGAGGACACGAAAGACGCTATGCTCGCTGGGTGTAGCGATTTTGCACAATACGAATTTCTGCGAGGGCGTTACAGTTCTCTAGCCGATGCAGAAAATATATTTAGAGAACTGCTAGGGAAAACACAAGACGATGACATCAAAGATACAGGTACCTGATCATGTTGCTAGGTCTATAGAGGCAGAGCAAAACCAAAAAGAATCCAATACAATCGAAACACCAACAGAGGATGGTGGAGCAAAATCAAAAGAAAACCCTGCATATGTAAAAGAATCTGCACGGGTATTAGATCCAACTTTATTAGAAAAATCATTTTTAGACCGTATGCCACAACCCACAGGTTGGAGGATACTAATACTTCCTTACAAAGGTAAAGCGGTCACTGAAGGTGGAATACACTTAGTACAACAAACAGTAGATAGAGAATCTTTAGCTACTGTAGTTGGTTATGTGGTAAAAATGGGTCCTGATTGCTATAAAGACGCAAGTAAGTTTGCAGAACCATGGTGTCAGGAAAAACAATGGGTATTAATTGGTAGATACGCAGGAGCTAGATTTAGACTTGGTGATGAATCCGAGTGTCGGATTATAAACGATGACGAAGTTATAGCTACTATACTTGATCCAGATGATATTCTTGCAGTATAAGGAGATAAAATGGCAGAAGAAAATGCAAAAGTAGTAGAAGAAACAGAGATTGAAGAAGGTGAGGTCGTAGAGATCGAGCCAGTTGAAGAGGCTCAAGCTAAAACAGAAATACCTAGAGAACCTGTTGATGAAGAAGCAGAGGCACAGATAGAAGATGTTTCTGATACGCCAGAGGCTAAAAAAGAAGAAGAACTAGAAGATTATTCAAAAAGCGTACAAAAAAGAATAAACACATTGACTAGAAAACTGCGAGAAGCAGAAAGAGGTCAGGAATCAGCTTACGAATACGCAAAAAAAACTGCCGCAGAAAATGAACAGTTAAAAGCAAAAACATCTAATTTAGATAGATCTTATTTGATGGAAGCAGAAAATAGGCTTAAATCACAAAAACAGCAAGCCACAACTGCTTTAAAGTCTGCACATGAAGTACAAGATTACGATAAAGTTGCTAAAGCACAAGAAGTATTGGCAAAAATAGCTGTTGAAGAGGCTAAAGTAAACGCTTCTAAGGTTGCATTAGAACAAGAACCACCTTTGCAACAAGCACAACCAACAGAAATACAACAAAATGTGCAACAACCTATACCTGGTTATCAACCACCACCCAAACTTGATGAAAAACAAGAGGCTTGGGTTGAAAAAAATCAGTGGTTTGGAGAAGACGAAATTATGACATTAGCTGCGTTTTCTATTGATCAAAAATTAATTCAACAAGGTTATGATCCAAAAACTGATGAGTATTATAATGAAGTTGATAAAAGATTAAGAAAAGAATTTCCTCACAAGTTTGAAGAGTCTTCTGCACCATCGAAGCCTCAACAAAAGGTGGCTTCGGCAGGCAGGGTAGCTGGTAATACTAGCTCAAAAAGACAAGTTAAGTTGTCGCCAGCAGAAGTTCAAATGGCAAAAAGATTAAACGT